TGTCGTTTGAAGAGAAGGCGTTTGCATTGTTGCATCAACAGGAGGGGTAGCAGCCGTTTTCGCTTGAGCCTGAATCATGGCGAGGATTTGCGCCACTCGCGGGTCTGCCGCTGTAATGGACTGTGGAGAACCATCGGGAAGGGACATGTCTGCCATATTAAAACCCTCCCACAGTGCCTGCTATTCCCTTAGATACGGCTGATCCCAACCCACTCCCTAGACCCTGACCAAATTTGCTACTGAATGAATTGCCTTGTGCCTGTGTAAGATTACTCAGAGCATTGCTGGCCCCGCTCCCGTATGTCCCGACGTTTCCAGCGTAGGTCTGAGCATTGCCGCTCAGGATAGAGGCAGCGTTGAACTTGTTAGTAAGTCCCTGTTGGGCATTGTTGAGCGTCACAGTACGGAGGGCGTCGGCCAGATCGCCAGCCTTCGCAGCTTGCAAGTTCCCATAGCCGGTAGCAGCCACGCCAGAGCCGGGAGTATTGCCAAGCCCTTCGCCCCGCGCCGCGAGTTGAGCGTTCGCCTGCTGTGTTCCTTGATTGTAGCGAAGCGCATTTTGGTCAAGCGCCTGCGAATTAAGCGCGGCCATCTGCTCAGGCGTAAAGCCTTGATTACCAGTTAGGTACGGGGATAGAGCGGTATTGTTCTGCTGGAGAAGCTGGTTCTGTGCAGCCTGCTGTTGCGCTTGCAGTTGATTCTGCGAGTTCAGTTGGGACTTTTGTGAAGATGTATCCTGGCTCATGGTGAGTTCTCCCCGACCTAGCGAATTCCAAGTCTCAATCCGTCTCCCCATACGGTGAATCCATGCTTCAAAGCGAATGCACGGGTACTCGGATCGTTTGAAAATGCAATCACATCGGCCAATCCCTCAGTGTGAGCGCGGGTGAAAGCGGCTGCGGTAAGCTGGTGCTGTGCCGAAGCGAACTCCCTTTGCGTCAAACTGCCGACTGGAACCAGTGATCCCAAGGTCATTGAGAGAAACTGGGGCTGATACATGATAACCCGATTATCAACCTCTGCCAACATGATTCTTGTGGTAGGCAGCGTGAAAACGTCCTTTGGAAACTCCTTACCGCTGGCATCAGCCGCAAGGACGAATGCGGCTTTGTCCTCTTCATCATACATCCTGAGCGGTCTGACGAAGATATGCTTCATACGCTCTGCCCTGTGTAAGTTCCGGTTCCAAGCCCGGAAGCCCCCACATTTGCCGTGAAGAAGATCAATCCCTCAGTGATGCGCTCATTTGTTGTGAGCCGCTGGGTGCGGCTGGCAGACGAAATGAGCGTGGCGTTGGCAGACGGGGAAAAGGCGAATCCGGGAGTCCCTGCATCTCCCTGCACAAAGGACAGATTCTGGGGCTGCGCTATTGCCACGAAGGAAGAGAACCCGTACTGAGTTCCTGCCGTCAGGCCGCCGACTGTCATTGAACCTGCTTGAACGGAGAAATTTGACCCATCTGCCCTACGAATCGCCAGCAGTTTGGACCCGTTCGACCCATCCCAATGAATCGTGATCGAATCCCCGCTTGACGTAAAGCTAAAGTTCCCTTGCACGACGAAAGCAAAAGTTGAGCCTGTCGCCTGGATACCTGTCGGCGCAATGGCCCCAGATGAGGTTACAGACCCCGCAGAGGGCACGGAGAGCTTCGAGGGGGAGAATGTCACCTTCCCGGCTATGGAAGTAGGGTAGCCAGCCTCTAGGCGCGAGACACGGGCATCGTCAGTGGTCGATAGCTGCGAATTGTCGGGGAACTTGAGAAAATTCGCCATTATGTCCGCCAAGCCACATCAAACCCAAACATCACCCATCCGTTAGCCGATTCGCCCCACTGCGCCATGAACGCTATGCGCCGCGCCGGGGGAATGTCTTGGTCCACCCCCCAGCACTTTGCAGCGATGTATTTCTTTTGGACGGTCTGGTCCTGATACTGAGGGTCACGGATATTCGAGGATAGGTCAAAGTACCCGTCTTGCGCGGTCTGGCCGGGGTCATCATCCACCAAGCATCCGAAGAACTGAGGTACCAATGCCTCAAAGTCGTTCCCGGCAATTGGTATCTTGTTGACCTCCATATCGAACTGAGAAATCTTCCGAACTTCGACCGCGTTTCTGGCCGTAGTTCCGCGCCCAGGTACGACCGCAAGCAGGTTAGACTTCACGGTATCGCTGTAGAGCGTCCCATCATCATCGAAAGCGTCTGGATTCAGGTACATCACATGACCGTTATCGAAAGCCGCGATAAGCTCCACATTGCCCTCTGTGAGTTCCCCGGACGTGATAGCCGTCATCCGAGCGCCGAACTGCCAAGGCGTGTTCCATTGGTTTAGATCAAGATTGTAGACGTAGAGAATCGAACGCACCGCGTCAAGAATGTATATCCAGTTGAAGAGCTTCGACTTGTGGAATCCGATGAAAGCGCTAGACAGATCGAGCACGGCAAGATCGGGGCGGATATTCTCCCCAAACTCCCCATCGGAAGAGGACCATCCCTGCTTAGAGGTATCAATCCAGTAAACATTGTCGCCCACTGAAAGGATGTTTATCGGATAGCGTATTCCTCCACCTTGGAGAAGTTTCGACTTGCGGAATGTCGCTAGAGAATCACCTGACACCTGCCAGAACTGCTCACCAAGTCCGATGTCCACGCCGTTTGAAGTGACGGCCATTCCGCCAACCTGCGAAGGCCAAGCGTAGTAGTTCCCGTTGATCGCATCCGACATACACTCTGCCGGGATTCCGTTGGTAATCTCCTCGTTCCCGGTAAACCATGTCCGCGCCCCATTCTTTCCCCAGATGCGGCCATTTGACCAGACAAACCCATTGAGCGGTTGCGGTGGGTCATTCACATAGAGAGCGGGTCCGGTCTGTGAGCCAAGATAAATGTCAGGAGTAGTATCGGTATACCTAGCATCCACATTAGGCAGAGAGGCCACAAGACGCATCGCGGCGGGGTCCGCATCGCCGCCGTCAGTCGTGCGGTAAAGATTGATTCCGTTTACCTGTAAGTCGGCAGAGGATAGTACGTTCGTCTGTACCGCAAGCCCGGTAAATACTCCTGTCGATTCCGACAATGCCGACATGCTTGATTCGTGCCCGTAGATAGAAGTGAACGTTTGCCCATAGATGCATCCCGTCTGCACGGTGATCGCATCGGGAGAGGCCGTCATGGAGTGTACGATTGAACTATTGTTGTAATAGACTTTTATCGTGTATGGAGGATGGATACGTTTTGAAGCAAGAGGGTTGTAGTTGTTAACCACCAATGACCATCCAAAGCTAGAATCACTCAACATTGCTATCAAATCATTAGATGTTAGTCCCCACATATCTGTAGATCCACCCCACGTCTGAGTGGTATAGTCAGTAGTAAATAATGTATGCGGCGATTTAATCGTTCCTACCTGAGCATTATTATCGTAAAGCGCAATCTGATCTATATAGGAACCGTCTAAAGTGTCCTCTTTTATAGATGAGCTTATTTCTACTCCAACGATCACAACCGATGGAGGTATAGACAGGCCGCATTTTTGAAATACAATATCCCCCAAATGCTGGAATGGAAAATTTGTATACCATTCGTTACCGTCGTTAATCCAATTAGAGTTATGTGTTTGCCCAGAAGGAAATGGAGATGTGCTGGTAACTGTTTCAGTTCCGCCACTCGCAAATGGGGTAAAGCTATACGCATAGCCTACCTTTGCAGGTAAAGGAGCGGGATAGCTGGATATGCTCAATGCAATGGTAGTTATGGTGTATTTTACCAATAATTGATTCGACACTCCATAACTATCAGTCACTAAGAAAGTAACTTGATAGATACCAGAAGATGATGGAGTACCTGTGATGTTACCCAATGCGTCCATCGCCATTCCGGGAGGAGGACTTCCACCGGCAATACCAAAGGCATAAGGCGCAACGCCTCCAGTTGCAACGATTGCGCCAGAATAAGCTACCCCTACTTCTCCGGTAATTGGTGCGGGTGGGGTAATTACAATCGACGGATTGCCGACAAACAACGAGAATACCCTAGTGAGCGTTGCCGATACGCTATCGGTCACTTTGACGGCGAATGTGAAGTCTCCAACGGTTGTAGGTGTTCCTGAGAGTTCTCCAGTTACCACGTCTAAGGTAAGTCCAGGTGGGAGCGCACCTGATACAACGGTGTAGATATAGGGGGACGTACCCCCCCATGCTTGAAGTTCAAGGCTTGTATATGGGACTCCTTTTTCTCCGAATGTAATCGGCCCTGAGCTTGACTGCCAATCTAAAGTAGCTTTGGAAATGTAGAACGAAAACGATTGAGAAACTGTATCGCCATAAGCGTCAGTTGCGGTGAATGTTACAGAGTAATCCCCGTCAATTGAAGGGATTCCCGTCAAAGATGTTCCATTGAACGTCAATCCCGGCGGAAGTGTGGGGGTGACCATCGCTCTTGATGGGGCTGCTACGGGAGGGTCTAAACCCCACAACGAAGCCCTGTATCCGCTACTGATCGCAATGCCGTCGAACTTCCGCATATTCTGGCGAGTGGTAGCATTTCCGAAGAATACGAAATTGTTCGATGTGATGAAGTCGAAAGGCTGCGAAGTCGTCGAAGTCGTGTCAGCGTAAATAATCGAGAATGACTGATCGACCCCAACCTCGTACTTCCATACCTGCGAAAGCGAGCCGGGAATAGTAGTCTCAACCGATGCCATAACGAAGAACGAACCAGAAAACCTACGCCAGCAAAACAAGCGGCGCACAGTTCCGGGAATCTTGGTCAGAGCCGTTTCAACTGCATCTGCGAATCCGGGGCGCTTCTCCATCTCGCCAGTGATCGTAGACATGGTGTTAGCGGACCCAAACACCCAATGCGGACTCTCATCAACCGGCGACGTGTTGGTCCGATAGCCGAGAGTTGGCTTATCTATGCCAAGGTACGAAAGCTGGTTGATAGGGGCATCGGCCACGGTTAGTAGACTCCGTAAGATTCAAGATTGTCGTTTATGTCGGGAGCAGTGTTGAACGTGATGACGTTCCCTAATGTGGTGTATCCGTAAGGCGTTGTCAGGAACGGGCTTACAATCACGGTGTTCTGGACAACAACCCACAGTGTAGGAGTATCTCCAAACGGTAGAGAGAATGTTTTGTTTACCCCATTCTTCGCGCCGAGCAGTTGTACATAGAACGGCGTCCCACCGATTCCGCTTGGTCCAGCTTGTCCGGCTGGTCCCTGAATCACTCCAGCTTGCCACGGTGGAGTAGTAACATTGGCAAGGTTCGCAAGGTTGAAGGTTCCGGGCGGAAGCTCCACATTTTTGATGAAAGTCGTCACGCCGCCGCTCACCAATTGGAACTGGTAATAGGAGAGCATGTTTCCCTCACATGCGATCTGCGTGATGTTGTCGTAGAGTGTGCATACTGCTACGCCGTTGAAGGGATAGAACTTCTGCGTGATCGGCACTGGCGTCGATGTGTTGACAACCGACGGAGAAGAGCCGCAATTGAGCAGCGTGACGAGGATGTAGGCTCCGGGTGTCAATCCACCGGAGAGTGCGCTTACGTTGACTGTGACTGAAACTGACATGCTTCCTCCTACGGAATCCAGATACCTTGCCCTGACGTGTCCGCCCCAAGCGATTCAGTTGGCGAGAATGTATCGACTGACCCTTCCCGCTCTTCCTCTGCCGCTGCTTCAACCTCGCCCATCCATACCGCCAACTGGCCGGAAGAGACCATGCGCCCACCTTGAAACGACGCGGCCCCGGCGCGTGCATCAGCATTAGTCTTGTAGAGATAGTAGAGAATCCCCGCCTCTGCCAAATTTGTATAGTTCTCAGGCATCCATAGCTGCTTGCCTAAATCTTCTATCTTCGGCGCGAAAGGCTGATACTGCCCGAAAAGTTCAAATGGCTGATCGGCAGGCACGTAGGTTGCGCGGGATAGTCGCCATTCTCCGCTGTTGCCAATCTGCGTTATCTGGGTGATCTTCTGCGCAGTAGTCGGGTAGAGGTTGTTATCCAGCGTCTTGACCACGTCTAGCGGGTAGAAAAAGAAGGCAGGAGAATTGATCGTCACATCTTGTCCTTGGACGTATGTCTGCGATGCGATAGCCGCTTGAAGTGCCCAATATGCAGGGTCGTCAAAGGGTGGAACGGTGTTTGCTGACCCCGCGACAGGCTGCGGATACCGGAGCCACGCCTTGACGAGCCGGTAGCAGTCAGAGGGCATCGGATAATTCTGCTGGCCGTTGACCGCTGGAATCCCTGGCGTAGTGGTAAGCGTGAACTGCCACTCATGGGCTGTCCAGATGCGCGATGATACCAATTGGCAGATAATCAGCGTGTCTTTAGGAGATACCTGGACCGAGGACGCCCCCTGTCGGCGGGTGAAGTCGAATATCTGCTGCCAGCTCATCGACGCTGGATTGTAGATGCCAACAGGGGCGCTCGGATTGGTGGACAGCGTGGGCATGGTCTATCCGAAGATGATGGTTGCTCCAGCCGGAACCTTCGGAACCGGAGGAGGGGTGAGTTTCTTGGAGGCCGCAACGCGGGAGCGAATGATCGCGTGCGCGTTCGGACCCCACTTGTCAACATTCAGGCCGGACTTGTTGGCTTCCACGTCGGTAGCCTCAAAATCGTATCCCTTGTGGCAGTGAGAACAGAACACGTGCGCCCAGCCATTCGAGAGAACCTGACCACGGAAGTTCGTCTGGCCATTGGGCATTGTGTGCAGGCACTTTTCTTGCCGTTCAGCAATCTCGGCCTCTTGCGCTTTGGCCGCTTCTACCCGGCGAAGGGTCTGCTCCATGAGTTGCTGCTTTTCGCGGTCAGCTTTCTCCTGATCTTCCGGCGAGAGCTTCTTGAGTTCCTGAATGGCTGCGAGAGTGGTTTCCCGATTCTCTGTGCTCATCTGGCGCATTGCGGTGAGGAACGCAGTCACTAAATCATTAGAACCCGTGGACGGCATTACATCTGCAACCAATTCGCGGTCAGTCTGCTGCTCAGTTGTCGTTGCCACTTCAATCTCCTTCCGCTTGCGCGGTACACCTTTGGGCCATGCCATCAGTTAATCTCCTCGTACCACCGTTGGGACGCTCGGCCCCTTGATATTGAGAATACTCTCTCTGCATCAGGGACGGTAATCAATCTTTCGTGGATAAGTCTAGCCAGGATAGTACGCCAACCGCGAATCTGCCCTACCATCCTAAGATTTCCGAAATTGTCCTTTTCGACATTCCTGATAGTGAATTCAGGGGATAAGCCGGTCCATTCCATACCTACGATATGGCGACGGCCACGATTTCTCTTGCGATGATCTAGCAGATTGGCGTTCGGATCAGCCGCGTAGACTGCCCCAATATCAGGGCAGTTGATACTTCTCTCGAAAATCAGGTTGGGATTCATCTTCAAGAGGCGCTCGATAAGCACCTTTCGCGTCAGAGGGCGTCCTAGCTGCGCCGCCATGTCTGTTGTGAGGAAACCGGCGTCCGTACCCGCTACGGCCTCATGGTGCTTCGCTAGAGCCTCGGCAGCGGCCTGTCTGTGCTTCTCCCGGTCTGCATCGAGCAGGAAACGGTCAATCTGCGCCGATAGCTTGCTACCGTCAATTGCTTGCGGTGAACTCATAACATTATCCTAACGCAATTCAACCCGGTCAACAATGGTATAATAGGGTAGTCAAGCGCTGCAAACGCTTGGCAAATACCTACCCGGAGGATTTTCCGAGCATGGCGCACACGTATTATGGTTTCGCGTCAAGCTATCCATATCGGGTATTTCCCCCCTACAGAGGAAGGCCTCATCATGGCCGCTAAGGCTTATGATGAGGCCGCCGTTAAGCACTTTGGAGAGTTCTGCCAATTGAACTTCCCGCTGTCCTAAATTCCAATCTGGCCGCGATCAATGGTATTCGCGTACAGGCTGAATGGGAAGGTGGGAGTTACGGTCCCGCCTACCGTGTAGAACAGCCGCACGTTCTTAACGTTGATGGGCGTGTTGGCCGCTGTCGCGCCGCCTGTTGATGCCGTTACACCCGCCGAAGCCGCGTCCGAGATGCTGACAGGCTTGAAGATGATGTACGGATTGTTTGCCGCCGTTCCGGTGAGCGTGCATTGGGTGAACCGCAAGGGCAAGTTAACCCATGTGGTTCCACCGTCAGGCGAGTCCTGCAAAACGGCATCGAAGGTGGGATTGGTGCCAGAGACGGTGCCAATCACGAGGATCAGGCGATAGGCGTCCGCATAGGGCAGTGTGAAGGAAGAGGTATAACCAGTTCCACCAGTGCTGCCAGGAGCCGCCGTACCGGAGGCCAGGAGCTTGCTGCTTGGTTGAATCATTCCTGCGCTGGGCATTAGAGTTCCTCCACTTGAAGCAGATCCAGATATGCGATGTTTCCGGCGTCGGTGGTCGAGAATATGCCCGCCGCACCGAAGTAAAGAACCATTTCGCCGGTTGGCGCTGGAATCGTTACTGCGGTGCTATAGGACTGGCTCGATACGGGAGCCGTCTGCGTATAGCCGGTGAGCTGAGTGATGGCCGCAGCAGCAGTGACTACGAGCGCCGAACCGCCACCATAACCCGAAGACACGCCGTTGATTCTGCCTGAAATCGGGTCCCAGAGCAACTCGCACTTGATGCACCAGTTCCCGCTTGCAGAGTTGAACGTCATCGCCGTTGGGCTATACAGGGTCGTATTGGTTGCCAACGTGAGAGAAATGCCAGTATTGGCAGCCGCCGGAGCAATCAGCAAGGACGGGGTGAAGTTGACGGTTGTTCCGCCCGTTGCACGGCCAGCCGCTGTGACCAGGATGCGAACGAGGTCAACATTGTTGGATACGCCGACGCCATACTGAGAATATCCGTTGTATTTGACGAAAACAGCCTTTGCGGTCTGCGTCGCGGCAACGGTGGCAATCGGAGAAGTGGTTTGCTGAAAGACAACAGCAGTCGTGATCGGATTAGCGAGGGACGCTGCGGCCTTTGCAATATACGGAGTGTTGGTATTCGCCATTTTCAGTCTCCTTAGACCAAGCTCGCGTCACATTGGATTATGCGCATACGTTGAGGATCGGTGATCTTGGATGCCATCACGAAGCGGTAGCTTGCAATGGTGCCAATCTCGCCAGTTGGGTTCGAAGGGCCGATTCCAGGCTTCACAACGGAAACCTTGAACCGCTCGTTCTTGGGATCGGTCACTGTCGAAGGACCGCTTCCAGCCAGCGGGATGACGCAGAATCCTTGGTAGCCGAAGATATAGGCCGAGTAAAGCTGCGTGGGGGCTGTGCCGGTGATGTTGACGTTGGTTGAGGACATGAGGCGGCAACCGGCCACCTTGCCGATTTCGCCATTCAGGAGCTTTGTGCCCTGCTGATACTTCATGCAGTCGATGAAGCCCCCCGCCGTGTTGTCCGACATGATGTCGTATTCCACGTAGGGGTGAATGACTGCCATCCAATCGCCAGAGCCATAAGGCCGGACGTTGGAGCCTTTCATCAGGGTCACATTGGCCTTGAAGTCGGCCACGGTCAGGTTAGCGCCGATGGTGGGCACGGTGTAGGCCGTGTTGGAGTCGATCTCAGCGCGGGTGATCGAATCTACCGAGAGCGCGGCGCGGAAGGACAAATCTTCAACCATCTGGGCGGCTGACCCGATAGAGTTGATGTCCGTCTCGTCGTAGAGTGTGGATGAGTCCATGTAATCCGAATACTGCTCGACAATCGAGGTAATCGGATAGCTGGACTGAGGAACGGGGTTGGGGTTCACGCCCTCTGCCGCTGGCACCGTGTTCTGGCCGGGGAGATTGAAGCGGAACATCTGAATCGTTCTGCCCACATTGCGGGGCAAAGGAACCTTGTAGCCCAGTTGCCAGAAATAAAGCTCCGGCATGAGGCGGTCAAGTCCCTTTTTAACGAAGTAAATCGCGGATGCTTGATGAAGCAAACCGGGATTTTGCGTAGTGGTGCCGACAGAAACTGCTGGCATAGCATTTCTCCGAGGTAAGGAATGAGTATCTTTCGAGTCTCACTTCCGGGGGTCACTCGGAGTGCGTAGCCGCGTAAAGGGGTCGCCCTTATCTAGCTGTCACAATCATAACCACAAGTCCTTCGTTTTTGCAAGAACTATTTATTGAGCACCAGCCGATGTCATTATTTCGAGCAACTGATCCGGCGTCATCGCATAAAGATCAGTGTCGGTTGGCGCTCCCTTTCCGGTATTGGCCGGGGCGGTCCCGACAGGCGGCGGAGGCATGGTGTTTTTAGGCACTGTGGCGCGCGCGGCGGGAGCGACAGTCATCTCACCCTTTGCCTTGAGCGTGTAATAGGCCATTTCCGCCGTTTTCGCATTGAACGGAAGCTCGTTTTCTTGCAAGAAGTTGTCAATGCGGTCAGCATCGGCCTGTGACTTGGAGAATTCAGGAACAGCACGGAAGAAGTTCGCCGCCTCAAAGTTGGCCTGTTGAGCGGCCATGAACTCCTGCTGCTTTTGAGCCGTTTCCTGCTGCTCTGCGAACTTAGCAACCAATTCTGCGCCGTTCTTGGCATCAAACGCGGGAGCCATGAGGTCCGCAATGGCAATCGCCGTAGCATATACTTCTGGTTCGGGTGCGACGGGAGTTACCGGAGCAACAGGGGGCGCGGCGTGAGAAAGCTCAGTGATGCGCTTAGATGCGGATATCTGGGCCTTGGCAAGCTGACTATACAGTTCTGCGTCATCCTTGCCACGGTAAACCTGCCCGGTAGACAACCGCATCTCGCGCTGGCCGTTTTCGAGCGTAGAGAAGGTGAAGTCTTGATCTGCTACTGGCTCCACAACGGGTTCGACGGCTGGCTCTGCAACTGGCTCGGTCGGAGCCACTTGAGCAAGTGCCGCGTCAAAGTCCGCATCTCCGCTACCAGCCGGAACGGTCTGTTCTACTTGGATCGGGT